CACCCCAGAATTTACCGCACAGTCAAACACACATAAATCCAAGCCAGAAGGCAGACTATCGCCATTGATTGCATCCCAATACTTACGCTTATAAAGAGGAGCCACCTGAGCCGGAGTCAGTGCCTTCATTTCCTTTTCGGAAGATTCACGTCCAACGTAAGACTCCCACACCGCACGAGTCACACCTAAGTTCGTCATGCCGCCCGGGTCGAGTTTATGATGAACGTAGCCACCCTCGTGCTTAAGAAGCTCGGACAAAGCCAAGTCAAAATTATTTTTCATCTTTACTTGAAGATCCAAAGAAATATGCAAGTACTAACATTAGAGCGCCGTCTAATGTACCAAGTAAACGAATGACCAATTCACGCATCTCTTGCGGAACGGTGTTGTGCAGGATAAACCACTGGACCAGACCCCAAATTCCGACGACAATAAGCGCCAAAACAGGTGTAACAATTTTGCTAATTAGAGGGGCGGCCTCACTGATTGCAATACTAGATTCTCTACCTCTAGCTGAAGCGCGGTCTTGAACCGTCAGTTTGGCGTACTCTAAATCAAGTTCTTTGATCTTGATTAAAGCATCCGGATCGTTTTTTATGGCAGTAGGTATCTGCTCTGGAGGGACGCCAAGTTTATTGGCAATAGCAGAGATTGCAAGGCCGCCGAGTGGGCCGACAACAGCATTTGCAAGAGCGGGCGCGGCGCCCTTTATCAGGTTAAACAACTCGTTCATCTCGCCTCCGATCCCGCGATTATACGGGAAATTATTTTTCTGACAATGGCTTTGTAGTCAAAGTCCTCAAATAAGCCGTAATCATCGACACGATCAGAAGCAGAAATCCCGTATTAGATGCGCCGATCAAAGCGGTCAGCGCACCTTGGGATTGCTCTAACACCCCGCATACAGCAAGGATGATGGAGAACCATATGGTTTTAGACTTAAAGACAACTGCTGCGTTTTGCAAGGCATCCATTGTTTATCCTTAGAAGGTAATTGAGCCAGAAGATGTCCATCTGTAAACACGGTATCCGCCAGCAGTTGTAATGGTTGGAGAACCGGTTGTTGAAGTGGCTAGTGGGTATGTATCTGCGTAACGAAGAATCACAACGCCAGAACCACCCGCAGCTCCAGTTGCACCTGAGCCTCTAGACCCACCACCGCCCCCGCCTGTATTAGCTGTGCCAGCAGTTCCCGATCCGTTATCAGTGCCAGCATAACCAGCGCCTCCACCTCCTAAACCACCTGCTCCACCACTTGAGCCAAGCCGAGTTCCACCACCGCCGCCGCCACCATAATATGTGGCAGAACCACTAGGCCACTCTATTCCGCTACCGCCCGCTCCGCCATTACCATTTGCTAAAGCAGCAGCACCAACCGCGCCAGCACCGCCACCGCCACCAGTTGCGCCATCACCAGCAGAACCTTGGGCAGCGCCGCCAGCAAAACCTTCTACGGGAGAATAACCGCCAGCATTACCAGAACCGGGGGGGTAAAGCGTACCGCCAGTGTTTGTACTTCCTCCGCCACCCGAGCCACCAGTACGCCCGTTAGCAAATAAAGCACCGCCACCACCACCACCAGTTGTGTTAATGCTAAAAGCAGATGAGGTGTTACCGTCATTACCCGCCCCATTTGATGTTTTCGTTGCTCCGCCAGCGCCAACAGTGATTGTGTATGTTGTGCTTGCAGTAACAGAAGCTGTACCAGACCTTAAACCTCCAGCACCACCTCCAGCACCAACATAAGATCCCGCACTACCACCACCCGCAACTACTAAATATTCAACTGTTGGAGTAGCCGTAACAACTTGAGGCCAAGCGCCCTGTTTTTGCAAAGCGGCTTGCTGAGAAAGATTCCAAATCCCCGGAGCCGCAGACGATGTCGGCGTCGGGGGCGTTTTGGTTACATAACCACCGGGCCACTGCTCGCTCATACAATTTCCATCCAAGAAGTTGTAATTTCATCCCAACGGTACATCTTGTCGTCAGTAGGCATTGGAGTTGGAGCTTCCCACAGGCAGGTTTCTTCATTCAATTTCCAGCTCTTAAATGGGCGTTGGGGAATGAAAGCATCACGATAAGAATCGTAGCTGTAACCAATCCCGGCGTAGTTCTTACGCATAGGACGGCCCTCAGGATGTTGACCACCATGAGTGTTATAAGAGGTTTGAACCCAAGAATTGGGGTCACCAAACATACCAGTATCAATTACGTCTTGTTCTGCAACAATAACCTGTGTAACGATACCATCTTCAATTTTTGCAAAGTGCGACATTTTTTCTCCTTAGAAAGTAATTGAGCCGGATGAAGTCCATCTGTAAATTCTATATCCACCGGTGGTTGTAATCGTGGGTGAACCTGTAGTTGAGGAAGCAAGGCCAAATGAGTCTGGGTAGCGAATGATGACAATACCAGAACCACCAGCAGCAGAGTTATTTTGGAAATCTCCGCCAGCGCCTCCTCCGCCACCAGTATTTGCCGTGCCAGCAGTTGGAACAATAGATGCATTACCGCCCGTACCACCACCGCCAGAGCCACCAGCGCCGGGAGTTCTAGAACTTCTAGCACCGCCACCGCCTCCACCAGCGTAAGTTACTGAGGAGCCAGAATATGAAGATGCTGTGCCCGCGCCCCCATTACCGCCCTTGCTTCCAGACGAAGCGTTACCGCCTACCGCACTTGCGCCGCCTCCGCCTCCAGATTCATCACCAGAAGCTAAGCCGCCAGAATTGCCCTGACCAGCTACTCCTGTGCCAACAGTACTTCTTTCAATCTCAGCGCCGCCACCAGAGCCACCATTCTTGGCATTTCCAGTAGAAACAGAACTATTGTAGGTTGCTCCCCCACCACCTCCTGTAGATGCAATGGAGCCAAACACCGAGTTACCACCATTAGAGCCTGCAAAGTCTTTGGCAGCACCACCAGCTCCGCCTGCACCAACAGTCACTGTAATAGCAGACCCCGCTGACACAGCAAAGGATGTTGCTGTACGGAAACCACCTGCGCCACCGCCGCCGCCTCCCCGTGAGGAATTACCAAAACCACCTCCGCCTCCACCAGCAACTACCAAATAATCAACGGTTGACGGTGTAGATGGAGCCGGAGTAACACTGTTAGAGGCCGAACTTGCTGGCCCAGTGCCAGATGCATTGGTTGCCGTTACGGTAAATGTATAAGCAGTTCCGTTTGTTAAACCGGTAACTGTAATTGGAGATGATGCGCCAGAAGCAGTAATTCCGCCGGGGCTTGAAGTTACTGTATATGTCAGCGATGCTGGATAGCCCGTCTGAGCAGGAGCAGTAAATGTTACGCTTGCCTGAGCATTTCCAGCCGTAGCCGTTCCAATTGTGGGAGCACCGGGTTTGGATGGCCAAAGGCTATTTCCAATTGCCTGAAGTTGTTGTCTTGAAGACCAAAGTCCATTGAAGTTAGGCATAGATTTTCCTTAGAAGGTAATCGAGCCGCTGCTCGTCCATCTGTAAATTTTATAGCCGCCGGTGTTTGTAAAGGTAGGTGAGCCAGTTGTAGATGCAGCATCGTTATATGTGTTGGGATAACGAATAATGACGATGCCAGAACCACCAGAACCGCCGCCTGGCGCATCATCAGCACAAGAGCCACCACCACCAGAACCTGTATTTGAAGAAGCGGCTGTTCCAGCATTGCCTTCTCCGACGGCACCATTGCCACCACCGGCTTGACCAGCACCACCAGTACCAGACCTTGTTGCCCCACCGCCGCCTCCAGCATAAGACAAAGATGTACCAGTTATAGGAGATGCAACGCCATTACCCCCGTTGCCACCGTCTGAGGTTGCTGCTCCACCAATAGAGCCAGCACCGCCACCACCACCCGCCGCATAGGGGGAGCCTCCGGGGCTGGTGCCTCCAGCATATCCTTGATTTGAAGTTCCCGAGCCAGCGCCGCCCGAATAAGTTGCGCCGCCACCAGACCCGCCAGTGTTGCCGCCCCCCAAGCGCCCGCAACCTCCGCCAATTGAAGTTATGGCTCCAAAAGCAGAATTATTTCCATTGTTATTTCCACTGCCTCCGCCGCCAACCGTAACAGTAATGGCAGAACCAACAGTTACAGAATAAACGGTTTCAGCACTACCACCGCCACCAGAGGGTTGACCCGAAACAGATGACCTAAGCCCTCCAGCACCCCCCCCCGAGCCGCCGCCTCCATTACCGTTGCCACCACCACCTCCTCCTCCAGCAACAACGAGATACTCAACAGTCGGGGTCACAGTGGGAGCCGATGGTGTAAATGATCCACTTGCAGCACTTGCTGGGCCAGTTCCAAAAGCGTTGGTTGCAGAAACGGTCACGGTATAGTTTGCGCCGTTGGTCCAACCCGTGATCGTGATTGGGGAAGATACACCCGTATTAGTAACTACAGCACCTGTAGATGTATCTTTTGCAATAGCAATGTAGGACGTGATTGCACCCCCACCCACATTAGATGGGGCGGTGAATGTAATCGACACCTGTGCATTCCCCGCAGTCGCCGTGCCAATTGTTGGAGCATCAGGCGTCTGCAAAGGAAAAAACGATGCCGTCAATATGGCGGCTTGATAGCGCATCGACATAGGATGCTCCTAATTAAGCTGTAATGGCTTCGTAGCTGGCTGTCAATTCAAGCGCACTACCAGTACCTACGGTCACTACGATAGACTGGGCTTCACCAACGTAGAAAGCAGTTGTCTTGTCCACGATGATGAGCGATGCGTTTGCGGGCACGCTAATTTGGTAAGCAATACGGTAAGCCGTACCGCCACCACTGATTGCGCTATTAATTGACACAGTCACCGCAACGGCGGAACCAGTCACGTTAGAGGCAACAATGTTGTCGATCTTGTTAACTGTTCCCACAGCAGGAGTCAACGCAGTCCAAGTGGTTGCGCTGGTAGTGCTAGGAATCAAATAAGATGTGTTGCCGTAAATGCTGGTTACGTTAACGATATTTGGGTTTGCCATGATTTTTCCTTAATAAAATGGTTAATTTAGAAACCAAAGATCATCGCCATAGCGATAGATTTTCCAGTAGAAACACCAGTAGTTGGTGTAGACCATGTGGGAGCAGATGCACCATTGCTTGTCAAAACTTGACCCGCTGTGCCGGCCCCGGTAAATGCGTAAGCAGTTCCTGTTCCGTAAGAAACGCCGCCCGATGTGGGGGAGGCTGTTCCGTTTGTTCCGCCGTTAGCAATTGGCAGAGTTCCGGTAACGGTGCTTAATGGAACATTCTTGTAAGCAATAGTCTGAACTACACCGGCGCTGTCCTTATAGAACAATTTGCCATCGTTGTTGTTGATCGCCAGCTCACCTTGTGCAAGGTTTGCCGCCGAAGGAACGGCAGATGCTGTTGAGCTTGAGTAATTGAGGATGGGGGTAAATCCTGTGGCGGCCATGTTTAATACTCCTTAGAATGTTCCACCAGAGATGGAGGTAACTCCGTATCCCGATAGTGTAGTAGGTTTATTGGTTAAATCTGCAAATGAACCAGAAAAAATTGTAGGCTTGTCTGTCAGATCAGCGTAAGAACCAGAGAACAATGTAGGTTTGCTGGTCAGGTCTGTATAAGAGCCGGAGAACAGTGTAGGCTTATTGCTCAAGTCGTTGTAGGAGCCGCTGGTCGCCACGGTAGCGAGGCTAGAAGTGTTAGCCTTACCAGAGATAGCTGTGGTTACATAAGACTCTGTAGCCAAGTTCACTTCTTGAGTGGTTGCACCAGCTTGCCATTTGCCCTCTGTTTCGTTCCAGATCAAGCGCTGACGAGCCAAATCGCCACGGTCTACGTCAATACCAGCCACGTTCAAGGAAACGCCAGAACCAGCCTCTCCCTTGTTTACGGTGATGATGTTGTCTTTAACAACCAAGTTTGCAGTATTAACTGTTGTGGTGGTTCCAGAAACTGTCAGGTTACCTGCAACAGTCAAGCCGCCGGATACAGTCTGATCTCCAGCAACAGCCACGGTAGGAGCTGTCAAGGTTACTTGCGTAGCAGAGCTGATACGTGTCAAGCCGCCTGTTCCGGTGGACTGAATTACTACGTCGGCGTTAGCGCCAGTAGTTCCAATGGTTGTGGAGGCAGCAGAATCAAGTACCAAAGTACCAGAGCCGCTGGTAGCGATACGCATACCTTGATTTGTATCGGCAGTAAACGTAATCGTGTTAGCGGTAGAACCCAGAACTGGAACTCCGTCCACGTACAGAGTGTTTGCATCAATGTGCATTTCTTCTGTATAAATGGCGTTGAACTTCTTAGTGGGTGAGCCGATGTTAGAAGCGCCAGACACGGCAGGAAGAATGTCGCCAGTCAAAGAAGCTACGTTAGCGGGAGCAAAACCCAGAGCAGTCTGGATAGAGCTAGAAGTTACCGATGCGTCAGAACCTGCGGGGCCTGTAGAACCTGTATCTCCCTTGTCGCCCTTGTCGCCTTTCAAGCCTTGGGGGCCTTGAGGGCCGTCAGCGCCAGTGTCACCCTTAACACCTTGAGGGCCTTGAGCGCCTGTGGCTCCAGTGGTACCTTGGATACCTTGTGGGCCTTGTGCACCTGTTGCACCGGTAGCTCCGTTAGGGCCAGCGGGGCCTTGAGCACCAGTAGCTCCAGTTGCGCCGGTAGCTCCTGTATCACCCTTCAACTGAGCGATCACGCCAGCAGGAAGTGTGGTGACGTTAGACAGGTCAGAATTGGCTTTATTGGAAACAGTCGTTGTCAATGCGGAAACAGCAGACTGGTCGTTAGCCAACTGAGCAGCGATCTCTTCCAATGTATTCAAAGCGGCGGGAGCGGCACCCACCACAGCAGCGATAGATGTATCAATCTGGCCTTGAATGTTTGCAGCGGTCAGAGCGGCAGAGCCGTTGATGTACACGCCAGAAGTGTTGATCTCAACATTCTGACCTACTTGGATCAAGCTGGCCTTCAACAGGGGAACGTCCACTGTATCAGGAGCCACAACCATAACTGTTCCGCGAACGGCGCTGGTAAATGTCAGACGGAAAGAGTTAGCATCGATGTCTTCTTTGCCAACCGACAAGATGTTGCCAGTTTGGTCTTTAACCTGAATCCACAAATTGGTGCTGTTCAGATTGTGAGTCACAACCCACGTAGAAGAATCCAAGCCTTGGCTGTGAATGTACGAATTTGTCTTAGATGCAAAGGGATACCAAGTCTCTAGATCACCCACCTTGATGTAGGCAAACAGACACTTGTCCTTGATCAT